GCGCTAAAGAGGCGCGGAAAATACCGCTTTTTTAGCAAAAAATTCAAGGGACTTCCTTCCCCTTTCGGGCGGGATTTCGGCGTTTTGACGGCTGCAGCGGAGGCAATGGGCGCCGATCGGAGACGAGGGCGCGCAGATTATACAAAAGCGGCGGGCAGAGAAAAGCGCAAAAATAAATTTGATTTCCGCTTTGCGGCGGAGGGCTTTGAATTTAAAAATCCTCACGCGCGCGAAAATAGTAGAAACTCAAATATTTATTTTTTGCAATTAATAAGAGGTAAAAGATGTATGCCGTAAATCAAAAAACGCTTGCGGAAGCGTTGGGAATTTCCGCGCGGCAAGTCCGAAATCTGCGAGAGCAGGGAATGTTTGAGTTTGTCCCGAACTCGAAGAAATACGACCTTACAAAGTGCGTAAATGAATACGTAGAATTTAAGGTGAAAGCGGAAACGGGCGGCGGGACATCGATCAACAAAGAAAAGGAACAGGCGGAACATGAACGCTTGAAGAAAGAAATCACAAAATTAAAACTGCGAAAGCTGCGGAAAGAAACACATGAGGCGGCGGACGTGGCGGAATTTTGGAACAACACTTTAACAGCATTTAGAAGCCGTTTGTTGTCGATCCCCGGAAAGATCGCGCCGCAAATTATCGGCGAAAGCGATGTAAATAGCATTATTAAAAAGCTTACAAATGAGCTTTTGGAGACGCTTGACGAACTGGCGGAGTACGATCCCGACGTCGTAAATGGTGGAAATAGCGATATTGATATTGACGACGACGAGGACGAAGAAGAAGAAACAGAAGAACCCGACTAAAAAATTATAAAATAAAACGGAGGACGCGAAAAATGGAAAAAGAATTAAATCTTGCAACAGCGGAATACGCGAAGGAAACAGCGACAAAGGAAGAAAAGGCAGTCACAACAGCGGCGGACGATGTAAAAGAAATCGTAATAGAGGACGAGGACGAAACATTTGACGCGGTCGTCGAATTATCGCAGAAGTTTAAGTTTGAGGGTAAAATAATTGATAAAATCGACCTCGGCGGACTTGCAACACTGTCCGCAAAAGAGGGGCAGACAATCGAAAAACTGTACAGAAAGATCACAAGCGGCGTCAACGCCTCGCCGGAGCTTACAATGGATTATGCAATGGCAGCAGCGAGCGTTCTGACTGGTTTGCCGGTTGAATTTTTTAAGAGTATCAACATAAAGGATATTGTAAAAATCAAGAATAGAGTGGTCAATTTTTTGTATTCGGACTAATCGCGGACAAACCCTGTTGCATATCAGCAGAAAACGACGCCGAGGAAATCGAAAGGCTAACCGCTGACGACTTGAAAATGCTATGTTTCAGACTTGCCATGATCACAAATACAAGTGTGGAATTTTACATGAATATGCCCTGTACTGATTTATTTAAATTCATCGGAGAATTGCAGCGGCAGCATGAGGCACGACAGCGGAGGCGGAAAAAGTAAAAAGCAAAGGAGGAGCGGCGGAATGTCAAGCGCGCGTTTGCGCTCAAAGGCGAAAACAAAAAACTTACTGCGGCGGTGTTTAAAGACTTCCCTGTCCCGCCCGGAACAGTTGACAGTTTCGGAGTGGGCGGAAAAGTACAGAATACTTGACGAGAGTTCAAGCCTGCCGGGCAAGTGGAGCAACGACATCACGCCGTACTTGAAAGGTATAATGGATTGTTTCAACGATCCATATATACAACACATCAACTTTGTAAAATCAACGCAAGTCGGAGGCACGGAGGCGATTATTAACGCGACGGGGTGGATCATCACAAAATCACCCGCGCCGACTATGATCGTATACCCGACGGACGACTTGGCTAAAGATGTATCAAATGATAAATTAAAGCCCGCGTATTTAAAAACGCCCGAAATCGCGGAGAGATTTCAGCGGACAAAATCAAGTGAAATGAACTTGAAATTCCGCAACATGAACATATACCTACGCAGCGGCGGCAGCCCGTCAAAACTCGCGTCAAAAGCGATAAAATACCTATTTTTTGACGAGATCGACAAAATGGCGGGAGCTTCAAAAAAAGAAGCGTCACCGTATAATCTCGCAGCGGAGCGAACCAAAACATTTAAACACAGCCGAAAAATATATACTTGTTCGACGCCTACGCATAAAGAAAATTACATTTGGAAATTTCATGAGCGCGCGGACGAACAAAGATATTACTTTGTTCCCTGTCCCCATTGCGGCGAATACATTTTGCTTGAATGGGAGTCGATAAAATTCGCAGGAAACGAAGATAAAAAAATGACAAACAGCGAACGCGCTGCGACTGCGATGTATTTTTGCAAGTCATGCGGCGCGGCGATCGCAGACAAAGACAAGCCGCAAATGCTAAAGCGCGGAGAATGGCGCGACATGAAGGGGACGTGCGTCGGAGTTCCGCAGCGCATAAGCTTCCACATCAACGCTTTATACTCGTTTTTTGTGACATGGGCGGACGTTGTGGCGGAGTTCCTTGATACAAAAGACGATCCGGAAACCTTGCAAAATTTTATAAATTCTTGGCTTGGCGAACCGTGGGAGGACACAAAACTCAAAACATCGGCGGAGCTTGTTTTAGATCGACAAGCACCGGAACCGCAAGGCGTCGTCCCCGAATGGGCGAAGATGTTGACCGCGGGCGTTGATGTACAGGAAAATTCAGTATATTTTGACATTGTGGCTTGGGGTGCAGACATGACAAGCCAGTCTATCATACACGGGCAGTTATTAGCGTTTAGCGAGCTGCAAGCGTATATGACGGCGGAGTACTACAGCGCAAGCGGCAAGGCGCTTATAGTGCAGTTGTGCCTCATGGATAGCGGCGACCAGACTAATACGGTATATGATTTTTGCTTGTCGCATGAGTGGGCTGTCGCCTCGAAAGGCGTCGCCGAAAATAATAATCATTACAAGATTAGCACAATAAATCGAGCGGGCGCGCTGTATAACGGACAGCCGCTCGTATTGGTGGACGTTGGCAAATACAAAGATCTGATAGCCGCACGACTACACAGAGCCAACGGCACCGGCGCGTGCATGGTACACGCGGAATGCGATATCGAGTATGCGCGGCAGCTTACAGCAGAGCATAAGGTCGCGGAGGGAACGGGCGCACGGAGGCGACTAATCTGGAAGCAAAAGACAACCCATGCAGACAATCACTATTTGGATTGTAGGGTATACGCAACGGCTGCCGCGGATATAAGAGGCGTGCGAACGTTGAGCATACAGGCGGCGGAGGAAGAACCGGAACCGACGCCACAGACAAAGCCAAAAGCAAAAGGCGGCTGGCTGTCGGGATATTAAAAAAGAATGGAGGGAACGGACATAAAGGGCGAAACTTATGAGGAATTTGTCGAAAAATTCAAGCCGAAAAAGACAACTGACGATTGCTACACGCCAACAAATGTGTATGAGGCAGTCGCCGAGTGGGTGGCAAAAGAATACGAATTAAACCGCGAATGTTTCGCGCGTCCGTTTTATCCGGGCGGAGATTATAAGGCGTTCGACTACGACGGAAAGATCGTTGTTGACAATCCGCCGTTTAGCATTTTGTCGGAAATAATAGGCTTTTATATTGATCATGATATAAAATTCTTTTTGTTTGCGCCCGCGCTGACGCTGTTTTCGGGACGCAGTCACGACTGCGCCGCGTTAGCCGCCGGCGTGTCCGTGACATACGACAACGGCGCAGTGGTAGACACGTCATTTGTCACAAATTTGGAGCGCGAGGACGTGAGGATCAGAACAGTTCCGGAGTTGTGGCGCGCAGTTGACACGGCGAACAGAGAAAACCTCGCGCAGACAAAAAAACATCAACCCCATTATACTTATCCGCCACATATAGTTAGAGCGGCGCAGATAAAAGAGCTTAGCAAATACGGCATTGAGGTGATTATCCCCCGCGCCGAAAGCGTGAGAATAAGAGGGCTTGACAGTCAGAAAGTCAAAAAGAAAACTATATTCGGGGGGGGGTATCTCATATCAGACCGCAAGGCGGCGGAAGTCAAGGCGGCGGAAGTCAAGGCGGCGGAAGTCAAGGCGGCGGAAGTCAAGGCGGCGGAAACTGCGACAGTATGGGAATTAAGTGAAAGAGAAAAAGAAATCATTAAAAACATGAGTACATAAACACCGGAAGGAGGCGGCGAAGTGGCAAGATTTAGCGAAATCGGGGACGTGTCTTTTATGGGCGACGTCACTATTTCAAAGTTGAAGAAAAAGGCTGTAGACAGCTATAACGCCGCTTATGAGGGCATAACGGGAACGAGTGCGGCAATAAGTGACGAGAGCAAAGCGATATTGTACGCGGCGGCACAGATTTTTTATCAGTTGGCGGAAACAATCGACCTAAAGGCGCGGCAAAACTTATTAAAGTACTCGACCGGATCATACCTCGATAATATAGGCATGAGCAGACCGGGCAGCCTTACACGCAAGGCGGCGGAATATGCAATTGTAACGGTGCGTTTTACGTTGTCGGCAAAGCGGCAAAATATAGTCGCGATCCCGCGCGGGACACGTGTCACCGGAGGCAATGGCACAATATATTTTGCGGTAACTGAATATACAGAGATAGCACCGGGCGAAGAATACGCAGATGTGCAGTGTGTCGCACTCACCGGAGGCACGGAGGCGAACAGATTTGGCACGGGTGAAATAAATATACTCGTTGATCCTATTGCCTACATTGCAAGCGTCGCGAACACAGAAGAACCGACGGGCGGCACGGACATCGAGAGCGACGACGACTTTGCAAATCGCATATACAGCGCGCGAAATCTGTATAGCACAACGGGCGCGGAAAATGCCTATATTTATTACACAAAAGCATTTTCAACACTTATTGATGATGTAATTATAACGAACCCCGCGGACGCTAAAATCTGCATATATATCCTTATGGCGGACAGAGAGCAGGCAACAAGTGCATTTATCGATGAACTGACGGCGTATCTTGACGATCCGGACAAGCGTCCATTGACGGATAAAATCGCGGTAAAAAATGTAAATCGTGTCGTTTACAGCATAAATGTCGAGTATGAAATATATGAAAATGATATTTCAAAGCTTGCGGAGATCGAAAAGGCGGTAACGGCAGCGGCGGAGAAATACAAGACGTGGCAAAGCGCGAAGATCGGCAGAGATATAAACCCTCAAAAGCTTATATCAATGCTTATAGAGGCGGGCGCGGCAAAGGTGACGATTAACAGTCCGACAGATACGCGAGTTATGCCGGAGGAAGTGGCATATTGCAGCGGAACGACGTTGGAATATAAAGGCTATGTAGAAGAATGATGATTGAAAATAGAATAATCGGCGGGCGTTTATAGGGGTTTTAACACCCTTTTAAACGCCTGTTTTGTGTAAAGGGTGAAGAATATGAGCGAAACAAAACAACGGCTTGCAGAGGTAAACGCGGCAATTTCCGCGATCCTTGCGGGCGGACAGTCGTATAAAATCGGTACAAGATCGCTGACGCGTGCAGACTTATCCATGCTGTACCAAATGCGCAACGAGATCGCAGCGGAGGCGGAGCAGGAGGACAGCCCCGTCATAGGGCGCAGAGCGGCGGCGGTAGTATTTGACAAACGATGAAGTATATAACGAATAAGGGCGATACATTTGACAGCATAGCGTTCGCGGCATACGGTGACGAGGAGCTGATCACGCAGCTTATAGCCGCAAATCCTCAATACACCGAAACGGCAGTATTTGACTATGGCGTGCCACTCGAAATACCGGATATAGACAAGACGGACAGCGACGTGTATTTGCCCCCGTGGAGGCAGTGAGAGAATGACGACGACACTAACAGGACCCGACGGCACAACGGTTGTAACTGACGCGACAATCGTATTTGAGCCGATAACGCGCCGCCCGACAATAGAGCAGACGCGACGCGCGGAGGCGTATATCGGCATTAACGGCGTGAACATCTGGGGCAGCATAAAAGAATACGTCACGGAAATCGAGTATACAGATGTTGCCGACGGCGAAACAGATAGCTTTGATCTGACGCTCGTAGACACGGAAAAACACTGGGTAAGTGACTGGCTTATCGATAAGGGGACACAATTAGAGGCAAAAATAAAATTGCTGAACTGGATCGAGCCAAACGACGAATTGTGGATAGATTGCGGCACGTTCCTGTGTGACGCGCTGAAAGTCCGCGGGCTGCCGTTCACGGCGACAATACAATCCCTTGCGCTGCCGCTCAACGGCACCGAACACACACAAAAATGGGAAAGTATATCGATTTCGGCAATTGCGAATGAAATTTGCTACCGTTTGGGCTGCGAGTTGAAATATTACGCCTCGGACGTAACGCTGAAATCACGGCAGCAGTCACGGCAAAAAGATATTGATTTTTTGTTTAGGTTGTGCGATGAATACGGCTTAGGCATGAAAGTGTATAGAAACAGCGTAGTAATATTTAACCGTGAGGAGCAGGACGCAGCGGACGCGGTGGATACCTTTGATATATCGGAATTTTTGAGTGATGAAGCGCAGTTTTTCAGCCTTGAAGATAACGAAGAAGGGACATTTACAGGCGTGCAATGCACATATAAGCCGGACGAAAGCGACGACGAAATCACCTACACATATGGCACAGATGAGCGAATGATAATATTAAGCACCTCGGCGAACTCGGCAGCAGAGGCGGAATTAAAAGGCAAAGCCGCGCTATATAATGCAAATATAGAGGCGGTAAAACTGAAAATTTCCGCGCTCGGAGGCATGAAACCGATATACGCCGGAAGTAATTATTATATTACGGGGCTTGGAGGATATAGCGGTAAATATGCTATTGAGAGAGTGACGCACACGATCTCGGGTGAAAAATCCTACAGAATAAGCATAGAGGCGCACGCCGTAGCACTCGAAAAAGACGGAGGCGCAAGCGTGATTGTATACGGTGAAAGCAGCTATACAGCAACGCCGTCAAGCTCATCGTCCTCGTCGTCAAGTATATCCGGCGGAAGTCTGTCATATGATCTTGACGGATCATCATCGACAACATCAAGCGGAGCGTCGGAGATAAGCGAGCTGATCAATAGGCTGACGGGCGGCAGCGGCGGCAGCAGCGGCGGAGGCGGCGCAGGCGCGGCGGTCAACTTGTCGAACGCCCCGCTGTATATATCAAGCGACGCAGAAAGCCCCGTGCGATATATCAGCGGCACATATTATTTATATGACGGCAAGAGTTTCAGCGGGCGTTATAGGATATGTGGCGAGGGCGACGCGGGCAAGACACCAGTCGGCGAATATGTAATAGGCTACGTGGACGGTAGCTATATTTAAGGAGTGGCACATGGGAATTTTAAAATATATATCCCCGAAATGGGCGTATAAGCGCGAGGCATGGCGGCAGGCGCACGAAATACAACGCCGCTCATACGACGCGGGAACATATGAGCGGCTAAACCGCAACTGGCACGCCTCAAATCAGAGCGCGGAGGCGACAGACAAAAACTATCGCGATATAGTGCGCGCGAGATCGCGCGACCTTGAACGCAACAGCGACATCATGAACGCTAATATTTTACCATGGATCAGAAACGTTGTCGGGAAAGGCTTTACACTTGAAGCGCAGACGGCGGACGCTGCACTGAATGAAGAAATTGAAAAGTTGTGGGAGAAATGGAGCAAAAAGGATAATTGCGACGTAACCGGAACACAATCGATTTCCGAAATGGCAAGAATGGCAGTGCGACGCAAAAAGGTTGACGGCGGCGCTATGTTCATTAAATGCCATACAAGCGGCGGCATTATCCCGTTTAAGTTACAGGCGATAGAGGTCGATGAACTCGACACGGCGCAATTTGCGCCGCGCACCGCAGGAAACAGAGTTGTCGGCGGCGTGGAATACAACAGCTATAATAAGGCGGTCGGGTACTGGATAAGAGAGTACGACATAGAGGGCTACACGTCAATGTCTGCGCGATATGTCCCCGCCGAAAACGTTATATTTATGTTTTCGAAAACTCGCCCGTCGCAGATCCGCGAAATGCCGGAAATGGCGGCGACGATAAGCCGAATTAAGGAAACAAACGGCTATATCGAGGCGGCAAGCGTGAAAGAACGAATAGCGGCGTGTTTATCCGTGTTTATCAAAAAGGCTTTGCCGTCGGGCGGTCTGGGCGTATCGGCGCAGAGCGGAAAGAAAAAAGATTATAACGAAATAGAATTAACGCCGGGGCTTGTTACGGATTTGAACGCCGGGGACGATCTGCAAGTCGTAAACCCCGGAGCGTCTGCGACGGACGGCAGCTCGTTTGTGAAACTTATGTCGCGGCTTATAAGTGCGGGACAGGGCGTGAGTTATGAGGCGGCAAGCCGCGATCTATCAGAAGCCAACTACAGCAGCGCAAGGCAAGCAATGATCGAGGACGAGGAAGTTTTTGAGCCGGAACAGGTGAAACTGCTTGACGAATTTTATGACGAAATTTACAAAGAATTTTTGACGTCTGCGATACTGGCGGGCGTGCTAAAAGTCGGATCCGATTACTGGAGCGATCCCGACAAATACACGGCGCACGAATGGAACAAAAAACCAAAGAAGTGGATAGATCCATACAAGGAGGCAAACGCAAATAAAGTGTCCCTTGACAGCGGTCAAAAAACACTTGCTGACATCTGGTCGGAGCAAGGCAAAGACTACAAAACTGTACTTGACGAGATGAAGAAAATACAAGCATATGCGGCGGAAATTGGGTTAAAAACCTCGCTGCCGTACATGGGAGGGGGTGAAGAAATCAATGGAGGACAAAAGGAGATTTGACGGCATACAGCAACGCGAAATTGACATTGACGCAAGCGGGCTGCGCGTACTTGATGAAGATAAGCGAATTGTTGAACTGTCGTTTTCCTCTGAAACGCCTGTCGAACGTTGGGGCGCTTATGAGGTATTGAGCCACAAAAAGGACGCTGTAATGCTCGAAAGGATCAATACAACAGGGTGTTTGTTATACAACCATGATCGCGACAAAGTTGTCGGGAAGATCCTAAAAGCCGAAGTCAAAAATAAACGCGGAATTGCACGGGTACAATTTGACGACGACGCGGAAAGCCTTGTATATTATGATAAGGTGAAAAGCGGCACATTAAGAAGTACGTCAGTCGGCTACGTGGTACACAGTCAGACACGGACAGCAACAGGCAAGGGCGAAACTTTACAAGTGACGTACACGGCGACAAAGTGGGAACCATTAGAAATATCTATTGTTTCCGTCCCCGCGGACATCACCGTTGGCGTCGGGCGATCAATGGAGCAGGAGCAGGCAAGCGGGCATATGAAAAACTATCGTGATTATCAAATTAAGATAAATCAAAATTTAATTAATGCAAGGAGGATAAAAGATTGAACGCATTAGAAAAAGCATTAAGCAGACAGCGCGAGATCACGGGGGCGGCGAAAGCTGAAAACCGCGATTTAACAGAAGATGAACGCCGCGAATTTGACGCGCAGCAGATCATAATTGACGCGCTGACGGAAAAGGCAGGAAAGGAAGGCGGAGGAAAGAGAGCAGTGGCAGAGCCGGAGACACCGGAAACACCGCAGCCGGAACCGCCGAAAGCACCGGAGGCACCGAACGAGGGAGCGAGAGCGCAGGGCGCGACGCTCACAACGGAGCAGGCGGCAACAATCGCAAATATGTGTCGCCATTTTGGCTATGACGCGGCGGATTATCTGGCAAGAGGTTTGAGCGTCGAGCAGACGGCGAACGCGATTTTGAAAAAGAAAATGGCGGAGTCCACACCCGTGACACCCGGAATAACTACAGTACGCGACGAGGGCGACAAGCTTAGACGTGCGATGGTTGACGGCATGATCTTACGCGGGGGCGGACAGTTGGACAAGCCGTCGGAGGGCGCGAACAACTACAGAGGCATGACGATCAAGGACATAGCGATCGAGTGCATGGCGCGCGAACACGGCGCGACAAATTACAGACACATGGGGACGGAAGAATTTATTTCAGCCGTGCAGCGTGATTTTTATAATCCGGAAAGCGCGTTCCCCGCAATCATGGACGAGGTAGTTCAGAAGTCTTATATCGAGGGACTGAACAAAGCGCGCGTGTCATTTGATAAATTTGTACGTTTCGGAACGTTGCCGAACTTTAAGAAAACGACAAATCATGAGTACATTATGAGCCTTGGCGGAAAGCTCGAAAGGGTACCGGAAAACGGCGAATTAAGAGCGTATGTGCCGCAGGACGTTGCAATGCCGGAACGCCAGCTTGACACTTACGGCAGACAGTTCACAATGTCGCGTAAAGCGTTTATCGATGATGATATTGGACTTTTGACGACTATGCCGCGCAGATATGCGGAGATGTCCATGCGGACGCAGAACGAGGCTGTTTATGATATTTTATTAAATAATAATAAGATATATGACGGCAAGATCCTTTTTTCGAAGGACAGAAAAAATACACTTTCGGCAGGCACAAGCGTAACACTTGAAGCGATTGAAAAAATGATCCTCATGATAGGATTACAGAAGGACGAGGCAGGAAATCAGCTTGCACTCGCGCCGAATTTATTCATTGTACCGCTCGGCTTAGGCGTTGAGGTGCAGAAGATACTCGGCACCCCGACATTTTACAGCGCGGAAGGCACGACAATAAACCCGTATTACAACAACAATTTTACAGTGGTTGAAGACGTGACACTTAACGGCATGATCGAGGAAGGCAAGCCGATCCCGTGGTTTATGGGCGTTAAGGGCGAATTTATACAGGTGGACTACCTCAACGGACAGCGCGAGGCAACTATAAGACGCTCGGAAGTTCCGGGGACGCTTGGCTTTGTGTGGGATGTATATTTTGATTTTGGCGTCTCGATGTTACACCCGCAGGCTATTTGCCGCAATCCGGGTGTTGAAATCAAGATTGACGATTGATAGGGTACTGGGGCTATTTGCAATTTGAAGTCAATGACAATTGGATCCAATACCCCACAGACATAGAGCGCACGGTCGCGGGACGGTATGAAAAATACTATCCCGCAAATACCGAGGACAGACCGAAAAGCGTGTTTCTTGGCGCGGAAGTTGGAACGGTGACATTTACCATGCTCTTAGATCAGCGTTTTAATTCGAATATCCGCGACCTACTCGCTGACATAGCAAGGTGGGTAAACGAGGGATATGCGGCGGAGCTTGTGATCGGTACAAAGGTATACGGGCATAACAAGTGGGTATGTACCAAAGCAGTTGAAAAATTTACGGAGGTGCTGCACAACGGAATTATCACGCGCGCGGAAATTGAAATGACACTGGAGGAATATTAGTGACGATTGACGCTGTAGAAATTGCAAGTAGCACAATGACAGACGCGGAGGCAGAGTTATTGCGGAAAAATATTATATTTTTCTGTCGGACGCCGAAAGGAAGCTTGCCGCAAATGCGGGAATACGGCTTAGATTTTAGCATAATTGACGAGCCGTTTCCGATCTTCCAGACGAAGGCAACTGTTGACATAGTGACAGGAGTGCGGAAGTATTACAATATCAATATTGGTACAATAGATATTACAGCCGACGAGGACGGCAAAGTAAAAATAGTAATAGGAGTATAGGAGGTAAAAAATGAAAGCTGAATACATCAACAGAGGCGATAACATCGACTATGTAAACCCGACGGAGGAAACAATCGACGCCGGAACAATTGTGACACTCGGCGAGATCTGCGGCGTGGCGGCGTGCAGAATAGGCGCGGGCGACCTTGGGACACTTGCGACGCGCGGCGTGTGGGCGATACCAAAGGACACAAGCGAGATCACGGCGGGCGCAAAGGTGTACTATGACGCGGAGAGCGACACAGCAACGGCGACCGCGGGATCGTCCCCGGCTATTGGCGTAGCAATAGCAGACGCCGGAGCGGACGCGGGCGTCGTTGCTGTAAGACTTAACGGATGAATTTTAAAGAGATCCTAAAAAACGACGTCAAAGCTACATTTTTAAACGCCGAGGAGTTCGCGGAAACGCACACACTGAACGGCGCGGAGGTGTGCGCCGTTCTTGATGATGATTTGCTTGACGGTGAAATAAATGTAAGTTTTCATGGTCAAGGCGCGCAGGAGCGCGCGGGCGGACTTTACAGCGGCGGCGTTGCCTTATATGTATCTACAGATGATTTCGGCAAGCCGAAAGTCGGGACAGGATTAAAGCTTGACGGGCGACAATATACGGTGCTGGCAGTGTCGGAGCAAGACGGAATGTATAAAATAAATCTGCAAAGGACGGGCGCGCGATGAAGTACACAAAAGTCATAGAGGTATATATAGATCTGAACGAAGCGCTTGAATATGTGCAACGCCGTCTCGGTGACTTGCAAAAAAAAGCACCCATGGTGATACGCACAGCAATCAACAAGACGGCGAAAGAAGCAAAGAAGAAAGATGAAAGAATAACAAAGAAAATGTACACGTCGAAAAGTGACATAAATTCTTTGAATTTCATCAAGGCGACAACGGGAAATCTTGAGGCGATACTGGAGGACAGGGGCGAAAATATTTCAATGACGCACTTTAATCATTACGTCGGAAAGCGCGGAATAAGCGCAGTAATCAACACGACGCACGGGCGCCAGACAGTAGCCAAATACGGCAATAAAGCATTTATGGGGGACACTATATTTGTGCGTAGGCGTTCAACACGCTTTCCAATTGACAAAATGGCGTCTATATCAAGCCCTGTAATGCACGGAAATCCGCAGACTTTCGGCACGATGGAAGATGAAACGCTACAGAAACTATATGAAAATATTGAAAAAGAGCTTGAAAGGATTTTAGGATCATGACAGAAATCGAATTGCAGAACGCCATAAAAGACGTTATCGAAAGCGAAATACTGCCGAACCTTACAATCTTTAAGGGCGGCGGAATGAAAGTATTTTTACACGATATACCATTAACAACGGAATTTGAGGATGACGAAAGCGACAGATATTTCCCGTGTTGCATTGTTAAGACACGCGCCGGAGAGATCGAGAACGCTGACGATCCGCAGAAAACAACGGTTGAAATCGTCATAGCAATCAAGGACGACAGCGAGGACATGACGGGACACCAATCGTTGTTGGTAGTGATTACAAGAATAAGAGATTATTTTTTAAAAAACGCGGGCATTATGGGGAAATTCCGCTTGTCGTACCCTATAAAATGGGGTATCAGCGACGAGGTGACGACACCATATTTTGTTGGCAACGTGTTGACGATCTGGGACACTGACATAATGACATATAGCGATCCTAATAATTTTTTGTAAGGAGGATTAAAAAGTGGCAAGGACAAAAAAGTCCGTGGCAGAAACAGCCACAGAAGAAAGCACAAGAGCCGCGTCAGTCGAGGCGGAAACCGCAGATGTAACAACTGCGGCGGACGCCTCGACGGCGGAAAACCAAAGCCCGAACAACGCGGGCAAATATATTTATGCGGGCGTAAGCCTGCCGGGGATAAAGGCTAATACGGTTATTACGGGCGCAATACCGGAGGTGCTTAATGTCCCTTTTGTAAAGGATTTAGTTATTCCGGTTGAAGAATACACAAACTTTTTGAAAAAGAAGGCAGTAACGAACAGCCGCGAGGCGTTTTGTTACCGCAAATCCGCGGAATACGCTAAAACATTAAAGAAATAGGAGGTATGGAAATGTACAAACACGGAATTTACAACACCACAACGGACACGGAAACGTCTGCGACAAGCTCAACGGACATTGCGCAGGTCGTAATCGGAACGGCGCCAGTGCATATGCTTGACGATCCTGCCGGAGCTGTCAACACGCCTATTGCTTGTTACAGCATTTCAGATTGCCGCAGTAAGCTTGGATATAGTACAGACTTCGACAAATTTACACTTTGCCAGTCCATGTATCTTAGTTTTCTCGTCGCAAAGGTCGCGCCGGTAGTATTTATTAATGTTCTCGATCCCACAAAGCATTTTGCAGAGGTGGAGGCAAAGGACTACGCGATCAGTGACAATGCTGTAGTTATTGCCGATGATGTAATTACATCAACACTTGTGATCAAAAAGGACACGGCGGAGCTTACAGCGGATGACTACGCGACAGAGTGGAGCGACGGCAAGCTTACAATTAGCTTTGTGGAAAAGACAACGGGGACGGTATCAATTGCATACAGCAGAGTAGACGCGGCAAAGGTAAAAGGTACCGATATTATAGGCGCGTGGGACAGCAAGACGGACAAGCGCACAGGTGCGGAATGTATTAAAAATATATTCCCGATGTTGAACGTGCTGCCGTTTATCATCACGGCGCCCGGTTGGACAACTGACGACACTGTCGGCGCAGTGCTTGCCGCAAAAGTGGCGGAAATCAACAGTTGCTATAAAGGTATGACAATATGCGACATTGACAGCACAACAGCAAAGACAAGAGCGGAGGCGATCGCAGCGAAAAAGGCGCGCGCCCTCGACGAAAATTGTATAGCAGTGTACCCGATGATCAAAAAAGGCAATAATATCATATCGTACTCGGCTTATCTGTCCGCGCTCATCATGCAGCAGGCGGCAGCGACCGACGGCATGACTTGCAAGTCGCCGTCAAATATCAAGATAAGTATTGATGATGTGGTACTTGCAGACGGCACAAGCGTTTACTATGATCAGGAGGACGGCAACGAGTTGAACGCGGAGGGCATTGTAACAATCATATCAAGAAACGGATGGTATACTTGGGGCAATTCTACAGCAGCTTACCCCGACGAAACAGATCCCGTAAAGCGTTGGATCATGACGCGTTTAACATTCTTGTGGATCGAGAACGATTTTATTAATTCGAACTTCTCGGCGGTTGACGGTGCAATTTCGTCAAAGCTCGTTGAGGATTGCATAACGGACGAAAATATAAAGCTCGCGTCATACACTGCCGCGGGATATATTGCAGGCGGCACGATTAATTACAATGAGGACGACAATCCGGAAGAAGATATTTTAAATGGACACTTTACATTTAGAACATCGCTTGCGGCAAATATCCCCGCTGAATATATCGAAAATATATTTAGCTTTGACACGGAGACACTTAAAAGCTCAATTTTAGGAGGTGCAACAAATGAGTAAAATTCCCTCACAGATCGTCGATTTTTCGGCGTACAATGGTAGCGATAAATTAATTGGTCACGGCGCAGAAGTGACACTTCCGACGATCACGTCCAAAACGTTCACGGCGGAACTTCCGGCGGGTGACATAGATCTTCCGGGCATGAGGACGGAAAATATTGAAATGGAAATACCGTTTAATTTGTTTGACGCGGAGGCAGCGGCGACAATATCGCTTGTTGACACAACCACGATCATACTGCGTGGCTCGGCGCAGAAGGTGGACACGTCAACGCACAACTTTAGCTATGCCGGTGTAAAGGTGACGGCAAAGGGATTTGCGAAAGAAATCGAACTCGGAACGCTTAAAAGATCCGACAAGATGGACAGCAAAATAACTTTGACGCTCACATATATCAAAGTGCAGGACGGGGACGGTAACGTGTTTATCGAAATCGACAAGCTTAATGGCACTTACAAAGTCAATGATGAGGACGTAAGAAGCGGAATATCAAAATATCTGTAAATCAAACGGGCGGCGTTAAGCCGCCCGTAAAAACGACGAGGAGGAACTGAAAGCATGGGTAAAGAATTATCACTCGCTATAAAGATAGGCGGAAAGCTTGACGGATCCTTGTCGGCTGCGGTGAACGCCGCACAAGCCCAGTTAAACGGCATAGCAAAGAGCGCAAATACAGCAATGACGGCGGCGACGGTCGCCGTGGCTGCCGCAGGGATAAAGCTTGTACAAGAGAGCGTACAGACATATCAAGAGTATCAGAGCGCGCTCAACAGTGCAGCGGCGACAGCAGGAGTGGAGCGCGGAACTGCGGACTATGAAAAGATGAACGCAGCGGCGCGCGAGGCGGGACGAACCACTGTAAAGACTGCGGAGGAAAGCGCAAACGCCCTTGAATATATGGCGCTTGCCGGTTGGAGTGTGGAAGATAGCACAAAAGCGCTTATGCCTGTACTTAAACTATCAGCGGCGACGGGTGCGGATCTCGCGACAACGTCCGATCTGGTAACGGACAGTATGGCAAACTTGGGGCTTAATATCGATGATCTTAATCACTACTTAGATGTATCGGCGACGGCTAACAATAAATCAAATCAGACGGCGTTACAGTTGCAAGAGGCGTATTTAGGTGTTGGCGGCGTGCTTAAAAACTTAAACGCGCCGATCGAGGAAAGCGCGGCGGTGCTTGGCGTACTCGCAAACCGAGGCACAAAAGGCAGCGAGGCGGGAACGGCACTTAGTGCGATACTCGTAAATATGCAAAAAACGACGGGCGACTCTGCAAAAGCAATGAAACAACTGGGCGTGTCTATGTATGACGCCAACGGTGACGCGCGATCTATTCTTGATGTATTTCAGGACGTTTCGGACAAAACTTCCGGCATGACGGAAGAACAAAGAAACTTGATGTATCAGATGATAGGCGGAAAATCGCACGTTGACAGTTTTGCAAAGATAATGGCGGGCTTCACCGATACAACGGCGGACGGCACCAAAGAAATTTATTCACTGCTTGACGCATTTCAGAATTGTGACGGTGCGCTCGACAAGCTATATGATATAAAAACTGATACACTTGAAGGCTCGGCGCAAAAATTAAGTTCCGCGTTTGACGACATGAAGATCTCTATCGGCGAGCAAGTCGCGCCGATGTTGCAAGGTCTGTATGATGATTTAGCGACTAAAATGCCGCAAATCGGGGACATAATAGTCAAGTCATTGCAAAAGATAATCCCCGCGGCACAAAAGGTATTAAGCTTCTTGGTCAACAATTCGGACAAAGTTGTTTCGGGCGCTATCAAAATGGCGGAGGCGTTCGCCGCTATCAAGATAGGCACGGGCGCGATCAAGGGAATTACAAGCATTGTGGAGCTTATAAAAAATCTGTCAACGGTAACAAAGGCAGCAGGAATTACAAGAGTTTTGCAGGGCTTAATTGGTACGTTTACGGGTATAAATACCGCGGCTTATACGGCGGGTGCAGGAATTACGGCGTTCATCGCGGCGGCTGCACCGATCGCAGCAGTTACAGCGGGAATTATCGCGCTTATTGCTGCGATAAAAACGACATACAGTTATTTGTATAATAAGAAATATAATTATGCCGAAGGCATGAACGAGCAGGCGGACGCGATCGGAAAGGCAACAACGAACCTTGTAAAATACAACGAGATCGCGGCGGAAGTCGCGAAACAGCGCGAAATAATCCAGAACCCCGAAAGCAGCGCGGCGCAGATTGAAAATGCAAAAGAGAGATTGCAGGAGATCGCGGAAATGGTCGGGAAGGAATACAATCTTGTAATTAATGCAGATACAACGCAGCTTGAAAATGCTGTAAATATGGCGCAGCAGTTGAGCAGAACGGAGCTTATTGACAATAGCAAAGATCTGATCAAGAAAGCGCAGGGCGGCGCGGATCAGTACAAAATTGATACCGGAAACATCGCAAAACTTGAACAGCAACAAAGCTATTATCAGACATTAAACAGCACCTATAAAGACTTAGTTACAAGCTCGGATTTATACCGCACGTCGTTCGATAACGGCTTAATCTCACAAGAGCAGTATTTAAGCAACATGGACGCATTATATCAAAAAGCAAAGGACGCAGGAATACAATTCGAATATCTCGGAGACAATCTCACCGAGTACAGTGTCGGCGATTTTATAACTGCGATCAGCGGCGGCGCAGATATGTCGCGTATGCAATTAGAGGGCGTCAACAGTGAGCTTGAAAGAGTGCTAAAAAATGTAAAAGAGTTTGACGAGGCAACGCAAAAAGCGGGGCAGTACCTCACACAAGCTCTTGCAAGTGATATTAAAGCCGGGAACGCATTTGGCACCGATACAGATATAACCTTGATCACGCAGCTTGGTGAGGCTATGGTCGCGGCGGGAAAATCGACACAAGAGCTTGGCACACAGTTCGCAGCGGCAAAGTCGGGATATGCAGAGTTTTCGGCGGCAATTGCGGACGGCAAAGCGTCCGAAATGGCACAAAGCTTTATGGAATATGAAAAATCGATAGGCGAAACGGCGGAAACCGCTGTGCAGGGTGCGGCGCTCATTGCAAACGGCTTTGAAAATGTATCACAGGCGACGGCAGCGGGCGACGAGGCTATAAATGCGGTGATAAATGATTTAAAATCATTTGGAGATATGCAGGGGCTTTTTGATGGACTGGACAACAACGGTGTAGCCGATAAATTGACGGACATAGCGCACGCCATGAACCTTATTCCGGCAAATAAGTCGATCACGATAAACGCTGACGGCAATTTTGAGGTCATACAGGACGCAGAAAATCAAATAGCAAGTCTTAAATCTATCGGTAATGTAAATGTATCAATAAACGCCGACGGTGATCTCACTGTATTTGACGAGACAACAAGCAAAATGCAATTTTTGCAGGGACTCGGCGCAGTGGATTTGACGGTGAACGCCGATGGAAACATAGACGTGCTTAACAAAGCGGGCGAAGTGATTAGCACTATCGACAGCAAAAGCGCGGAAGTCAGCATTAACGGGCAAGTGTCGGGAGTAGATCAAGTGCAGCAGGCAGCGGAGACAGCCGAGAACGTCAACGACAAAACGGCAACAGTGACGGTAAACGCTACGGATAACGCCACAGTCACGATACAGCAAGTGCAAAACGCATTGACAACGCTCGACGGAACAAAGACAAATCCCGCGATAAATGCAAATGATAAAGCGTCAAGCGTTATATCAAGCGTATCAAAGCAACTTGACGCGCTCGACGGAAAAACTGCAAAAACCGTTGTAATAACCGAATACAAAACGCAAGGAACACCACCGGCGAACAACGCAAGCGGAACAAATTACTTTAAAGGCGGCTTGACATACGTCAACGATCAAGACGTAACGGATCCGCGCGAGGTGATCGAGTACGGCGGTAAACAGTGGTACTATGAGGGCAGGAACGTACTGGCAAACTTACCGCGCGGCGCAAAAATCTACAATGCAGCGGAGTCGAGGGCGCTAATTGACGGCTCGCACCGTAACGGATTGGAGCGCGTGCCGTTTGACGGCTACGTCGCCGAATTACACCGCGGTGAGCAGGTACTGACTGCGGAGCAGGCGGACGAGTACAGAGGCGGCGGCGTCGCGGATCTGCTCGAATGGCTTGAAGAATACTTTGACGATCCGGAAAGGCGCGGCGGCGGCAGCGGCAGCGGCGACGGAGGCGGAGAAAGTAAAATAGTATTTAGCCCAAACATCACCGTAAACGGCAACGGTGACAAAGAAACGATAAAACAGACGATAAGAATGTCGTTTGCGGAATTTAAAGAATACATGGAAGAATATGAACGCGACAACAGGCGCAAGCGTTTTGCGTAAGAAAGGAGGCGGACAGCTTGGAAGGATATTACACAGGCAGAATATCAAGCATTGATACAGCGCGCGGATTTGTAAAAGTAACTTATCCGCAAGAAAATAATATAGTGTCCGACTGGCTGCCGCTTTTGGCGCATGAGTACGCCCCACCGGAGGTCGGCGCACTTGTTGCGACAATTCTTGACGAAAATTTAAAAGGGGTTTGCCTTGGGAAAATATTTTCTTACGGGCAGCCCCCCAACGCGTCGGGGACATATAAAAAGGACATTGACGGCGTGGAGATCACAAAGGACGGCGACGCGTTTAAAATTGATTTCGGCGGCGGCGCGGCGGTGACGTACAGCGGCGGCACGCTATACGTCAAAGCGGACAATATAGTCCTTGACGGCTACACACCGCCAACGGAGGAATAAAGCAATGATAAGCATAAAAGATGTTGAGATACTTGATATACTGCCCTACACGCTAAAAACGGACGAATACAAAGCATTATCAAAGGCAATCGCAGAGCTTACGGCGTATTTTTATGATACTATGTCGAGTGTGCTATTTTGGGGCGACATCGACAATGCAAGCCCGGATTTGTTGGACGCCATGGCGGCGGAGCTTGACGCGCCGTTTTACTCGTCTGATCTGCCGGACGACCAAAAGCGCGCGATAATATCGGCGGCATTTGTTTATAACTCGCGTATTGGTACCGTGTCGAGTATTACGGGACTGCTTGCGGCGGCTTTTGGCGGCGGAGAAGTGCGCGAATGGTTTGAGTACGACGGCGAGCCATACCACTTCAAAGCGGTGATCGATAACTCTTTATCCCTTGACATAAACAAAAAGGGATATGAGGTATTAAAGCAAAAATTAAACGCCGTGAAGCCCGTCCGCGCAAAAATGGACGCGGTGCAATTGATCAACAGCGAAACAATGAGCTACTACACGGGTATCGGCAGATATACGGCGTTAAAAATAAATGTGGGCTGTGAAATCCCCGATATGGATATAGTGTATTTGGCAGACGCGACGGGTGAAATTTTGACAGATGAACTTGGAAATAAATTAATTTTGTGAGGTGCAATATGAAACTACATATAACAAATAACGGCATAGACGCCATTTTGACGTGTATCGCAAACAAAAAAGTATTGACATTTACAAAGGTCGTCCCCGGCAACGGAGACGCGGCAAGATCGGACGAGATACAAAGCCCGATAGAAGCATTTTACCCCGACGGTATCGGGATAACTGCGATAAATAAGAGCAGCAGCGGCGTTGTACTTAAATTTGTGATCAACAATGCAAAAATTGACACGGCGGATAAAATCACGGAGCTTGGTGTATATATCAAAAATCCGGAGGACGAAAGCAAAGAAATATTGTATGCGTACGGCAGTACGACGGCGGACGCGGGAATGTATATCCCTGCAAGCTCGGATTGTTATTTTGAAATTGTGGAGCAGCTTAATATATACGTCAGCGACGAGGCGGAGGTCACGGCGGTGTTTGATAGTTCGGCGGCGTTTGCGGCGCGTGATGATCTCGAAAGCCATGTCGCAGCCGTTGACAATCCGCATAAAGTAACGGCGGAACAAATCGGACTTGGTAGCGTGCTTAGCGACATGGTGGACATTAAAAATAGGCTGAAATTTGCAGCAATCAGCAGTCTTGTCGCGAATATAAGCACGGGTGCCTCGGCAGAGTCGCCGATAGAATACGCAAATATTAATAGTATCAGCGTTAAGAGTATCACCGGAACAACGCCTTTGGTGAGCTTTGATAGTGAAAAAATATGGTCGGCGTCGTTGGACGATTTATATTTGTGTTGCTATCTCGACGACGACACGGTAAAAGTAAAAATAGTACAATACATTGCCAATGTACCATATGGCGCGGTGACGCTCAAAGTGGCAAGCGGCGATGTAACTATTATATAGGAGGCTGAAAAATGGCAACAAAGAAAATCACCGAACAGGAGCAGGCAACAGTCAACAGCGACGCCAGTTTTTTGATCACTGAAAAAATCGACGACGCAGAGAGTTTGCGCCGTGCGCGGATCAGCGAAGTAATAAAGGCGCTCGAAACGGCGGGAATTGAGGCGGCGGCAGTCGCGGACGGCTGCGTGAACGAAAACGCGCTATCTGACGAACTCGCCGAAAAGCTTGCGAACGCCGGAGGCGGCGGGCTTGCGTTTGACAGTTTAGTACTTGACGACAACGGCTATTTACACATACAAGCGGACGGCGAGGACGTTATAGATCCATGCTTTATCGGCGGCAGCGGTGGCGGCGGCTCGGATTTCGGCAGCGTGATAAGGATCATTAATGGGCTTGACAGCCGCACGTTTAGCGTCATGGATAGCGCGGAGGCTTGCAATATCATATATACAGTCACATCGACGGACACGTCGGACAGCAGCCCGACGGGAAACGTTACGGCGGCTTGGTACATCAACGGCACCCGTCGCAGCGTGGCGACCGTTCCGCAGGGTGAAAATACATTTGACGTGCTGCCGTACTTGACGGCGGGAACATCAAACACCGTAAAGCTTACGATAGAGGACAGCTATGGCAATAGCAAATCCATGACATGGACTATTACGGTAACGTCGTACGGGATAAATTGGAACCTCGACACCCTGTCCCGTCACGGCTCGGACGACGTAACTTTGAGGCTTACGATAACGGGTACAGGCGCTAAAACTGCCATTGTAACGATCGACGGCGCGGAATTATATCGCAATGTGATCACATCGAGTGGCAGAACGCAAGTGGTTAATGTACCCGCTCAAACGCACGGTGCGCACGTTGTTGAGGCGTGGTTAGAGATTGCGGCAGACGGCGAGACGCTGAAAACCGACGTATTGAGGCACACGGGTATATGGACAGAGGCAGGCAATACAACGCCTATAATCGCGGTCGCAAACGACACGGCGACTGTAGCGCAGTACGGCACGGCAAATATATCATACATGATTTACAATCCCGCGGCGGAAACGTCCGTCGTGTCCCTTGCGATAAACGGCAAACTGTCAACCACTGTAACAGTTGACCGCAGTTTGCAAACATGGAGCTATAAGGCGGCGGAAATGGGAACGACTACAATGTCGATTATATGCGGCAATGTAAGGCAAGATATAAAGCTTGAAGTTTCCGGATCGGGCTATGATATACACCCGATCACAACGGGGCTTGTGGCAGATGTGGATCCGTCGGGGCATAGCAACAGCGAGACAAGCGCGGCGTCGTTTGGATATACGGACGCTGACGGAACAAATCACCCGTTTACTTATTCCGACAATTTTGACTGGACAAACGGAGGATTTCAGCTTGACAACGACGGCGTGACCGCTTTTGTAATCAAACGCGGCACATATGTAAAGGCAGACAAGTCATTTTTTGCGGATAATGCGAAAACCAACGGCAAAGAAATAAAGATAGTATTCAAGGCGGCAAACGTCCGCGACTACGACACGGAAATATTAAGTTGCCTTAATGGTACTATAGGCATAAAATTACAGGCGCAGCAGGCGACACTCGGCTCGGAGTTGCAACAGACAACTGTACAATATTGCGAGGAACGCAAAATTGAAATGGATATTAATATTGACGCGACATCTGAAAATAAGCTTGCTATGATATGGCTTGAGGGTGTTCCGTCAAGGGTGTTCGCGTACAGCGACAGCGACAGTTGGGTGCAAGCGTCCCCGGAAGTCCTTACAATCGGCTCGGCGGACTGTGATGTGTGGATATATCGTATTAAGGAATATAATATGTCACTGTCGCGGCATGATATATTAGCGAATTACATCGCGGATTGTTCAGACACAGCGGAAATGATCGCAAGGTACGAACGTAATGACATATACACCGACGACGGAAGTATTAGCATTGCAAGGGTCGCGGAGGCAAACCGAGAGTTAAGGACGATTAATATAATGGCGGAGAGAATGACGACATCGAAGTCCGACGCGGTAACGTGCGATGTTGAAATTATGTACTACGCCGGAGGTGAAGAACATCACTTAACGGCGCGGAATGTCGAGATGAAGGCACAGGGAACATCATCGCTTGAATACATTTTAGCCGCATTAAATCTTGATCTTGATTTTTCAAAGGCGACCGAGTGGACGAATGGAAACGGTGAGGACATAACAAGTTATGCCATGACTTCAAATAGTGTCCCTGTAAGTTATTTTAATCTGAAATTAAACGTTGCAAGCTCGGAAAATGCTAATAATGTATGTCTTGCGGACGATTACAACACTTATCAGCCTGTAATCACGCCCGCACGCGCGGCAGATAGTAGGATAAGGGACACAGTGGAGGGACACCCCTGCGCGGTATTTTTTACCAATACATCAAGCGACAAAATCACGGTCGGAGCGCGTACGGTCGCGGCGGGTGAAACAATCCTCTACGGCAACGGGGACATGAACAACAGCAAGAAGAACTATGCTGTATTTGGACAGACATCGGAACACCCGTTGCAGTGCTGCGTTGAGATCGGCAATAACAACAATCCGCAATGCTTATTTAAATCAGATGATTTGAGCGCGGAAAAGTTTGACGGTGACGGGGATTTTGAATTTAGATACCCGAAGAAACCGACCGACGAAATGAAGGCACTTTTTGCCAAAATGCTTAGTTGGGTAGTGTCCACAAACACAGCGACGGCGACAAACGAGGCACTTGACGAAATACAGACTATAGGCGGCGCGATATATACGACCGATAGCGCAGAATATAGAGCGGCAAAATTTAAAAATGAGCTTGCTAATTATTTTAGCGTTGATAGTCTTTTGTATCATTATCTATTTACGGAACGACATGGAATGGTAGACAATCGCGCTAAAAATACATTTGTGTCGTATGAGTGGGACACTTCCGTGGGTGACTATAGGTGGAATTTTAACAAAGACTATGATAACGACACGGCGGACGGCAACGACAACAGCGGCGGTATGACATTTACTTACGGTTTGGAGGACACTGACATGGTCGGCGCGTCGTATGTATTTAACGCAAACGACAGCGTCTTGTGGTGCAATATCCGCGACTACATGGCGGACGAATTACAAGCAATGTACACAGATAGAGAGTCAAAAGGCGCATGGAGCGCGTCGCGCATAATCAAAAAATTTGAAGATTATCAGAGCGCGCGTCCGGAGGCACTTGTCACCGAGGATATGTATGGTAAATATATTTCGCCGTACATTTACGCGGGCGCGGGACGCTATCTCGGTATGATGTTGGGCAACAAAACGGATCAGCGCGCCCAATATGAAACATATCAAGAGGGGTATATTGCGTCAAAATATAAAGGCTCGGCAGTCACGGGCGACGACAAAATGACATTTAGAATTAACAAGCCGGAGAACTGGCAGGGTGTTAAACCGTCGGGAAATATCGTTGACGTTGTCCCGTATGCAAACACATATTTACGCGCGAAGTTTGGCAACGCCGGAGAGGTGTGTATAAGGGCGGAAAGAGGCAAGAAATACACTCTTGAATGTCCGTCGTCTGCGCAATTGAACGACTTGGAAACATATGTGTACAGATCGTCAAACATCTCACACATGGGATCAATGGCGGGCTTGTATACCAAATTCGCAGACGTTACGGCGGCGACAAGATTGCAGGAATTTATTTTAGGATCGAATGAAAATGGCTATGAAAATACGGGAATTACAAGCGATGTGTCGGTCGGAAATAATAAGTTGCTTGAAATAATGGATTTACGCGGTACGCCAAATTTAGCCGTCCCGCTCGATCTTAGCGGGCTGACATCATTAAAAGAGTTATACGCCACAAACAGCGGCATTACCGGTGTGACATTTGCGACGGGTGCGCCCGTTGA